ACGTATTTTATGGTTGGACTCCTGAACATCCCTACTGGGAGAAGATGGAGAAAGGTCATCACACATACCAACGTAAGACGATTGCCACCGACTGGACTGGCAAGCACTCTGACTTCAAGTTGGCAGAATGGCTCTACGTCTTCCTTCTCCATCGTGTGACTGGTTCTGGTATTAACTACTCGGTAAAACCTTCGGGCTATTCGAATACCATTCTTCCGCATCTCTACAAGTTTAAAACTATCGAAGAGATGACGAAGTTTCTCAACGTCTATCCATATCCATTCTACACCTCGGTAGGTTATCAGTTCCCTTCCTTTCCAAAGCCAGCTGCTGGTTACAAGCGAGGCGGAGACTATTACCTTTCTGAGTATGCACCGCGTCTTTGCCGAGAAATGGCAGAGTGGCTCGAAGGCAATAATCAAAAGAAGGATCTTCGTGAAATCGGAGAATGGATGTTTGACTGGAACACCAAGAATGGACTTCGCGTCTATCGATTCCAGTATGCGGCATTCGTAGCAGATATTGCCGATTGGTTTCCGCAGTATGTCAATCTTGAAAGTCCATTCTACTACGGCACGAATGCTGTCGAGTGTATCTCGTATCTTGCTAACAACACTGGTAAGTTGCAAAAAGAAAAGTTCCTCGACAAGGTAATGGAGAAGATCTATGCAGACACCGGTGCCTATCCTTACAACGCAGAAGATGTATGCTGCGACTTTATCCGATGGGTCGAGAACTATGTAAAACCGGGCGGAGCTTATAACCATCTCGATTTCGACTCATTGTGGTCGTCATGCAAAATTAAGGATCATCCGTATGGTCGACAGAAGGCAATGCTGGATCTCGGCTTAATTCGCACCTTTAACGGAATGACAAACCATCCATCTGACGATACCATTATCAAGGCTGCTGGACTCACTGTTGAACAATATAAGGCTAAAGTCAATGAACTTGTTAACTGAATTGCTGGGTGAACATGAGTTTGATATTCAGTATCCCAATATTGCCGATGTCGAATATGACGACAAAGGTAAACCTAAACAATCGTGGATGAAAAACTGGACTCAAGAAGAACGGACTGAAAAGTTCTTCGAGTTCTGCAGAGAGTATGACTTACGTCGTGACTCACTTCTTCGTGACAACTATCAACAGTTTAGCCACCGCCTACACTGGCACGAGTGTCCGTTTGTCGACGAGATGAAACAAGTCGACGATCCTCGAACTGTACTCGAAGCTTGCCTTATCTTCTCGTTTAGTAATGAACACTGGAAAACTTTCAGAGCGTGGAGATCTGGTGGTTCTGAAGCTATGCGTACTCGATTTATGACTGAACGTCATGCTCGATCAGATCTTTTTCAAATCTATTATCCAAAGGATACGAGTGTAAAAGATTGGCTATGCGATGTGCCAAATGATTTTGCTCACATCCATGCTGATCAAATCTTTGCTTCTCGTAATCGTCCTTATACGATGATGGAGTTTGCCAAGAAGTTGAACGAGATCTTTGTGAAGGAGTATGGATTCCGTAATGCCATGTATCCTTCGAAGAATGCAGCTCGACATGTGGCTATGAGCCATCCAGAATGGGTGGATCCCGACTCGTTTCTTCATGGTGGTACAGGTTACTTCGATGGACTGAGTCAGGTGTTCGACTGTCCGAATCTGATGAGCAAGAGTAAGTATGAGATCAACGAGTTCGGCGAGTATGTTCCTCTGAACGATGCAGCCAAGATGCAAGTCGAGCATATGGATTATCTGAAGGAGCATCCTTCCAATCCAATTCATACGCATAACTATCTGAACCTCGAAGACAAGCTGTGCATGCATTATAAGTATATGGCAGTCAAGTTTGGCGTGAAGTCACAGACGATGCAAATCCCGTATGATTGGGTATATCCCATTGAATGGTCTCTTCGGACCAATAATTATGATAGGCTAACGAATGGCGCATAACAAACATGTTATCGACGGAGTCAACAAAGACGTAGGCTTGTACGGATGGGAACAAGCCAGAGAATATTACCTTAAACTTGCCGAGACATGGACTGATCCATATCCAGATCCAGTTGTAACTGTACATGACGGTATCCGTTGTGTACGCGACGATCTCATTACAGGAACGAAGGTTCGTGGTGGCGATTGCCTCATCTCAAGAATCAATCAGTCGACGATCGTGTATGTGCAACCTCGGACTGGACTTGCTGGCGTATCAATTCTCGATGTAGCCAAGCGACATAACAAGAAGGTGAAGTTATTCATGCCTTCTTCACAAACCATCTCTCATCATCAGGCATGTTGCATCGAGCAAGGAGCAGAAGCTTCGTTCCATCGTATCGCTGCGATGCCAAATCTCAACAAGATCGCCAAAGATTGGGCAGATTCTCAAGACGATGCCTTCTTCGTTCCACTCGGCCTGAAGCACGAGTTGGTCACGGCTGGTATTGTCAAAGCTGCATCGAAGATCGAAGCACCCGACGAAGTGTACGTGGCTATCTCGACAGGTGTTCTGTCACGTGCAATGCAAATCGCATGGCCAAATGCCAAGTTCCACTCGGTTGCAGTGTCTCGTAACCTGAAAGCAGGTGAACTCGGTCGTGCTGAAGTCATCTCTGAGCCGATGCCATTTCAACAGAGCGAGAAGCCAGAGAATCTTCCACCTTTCCCTTGCATAGATACTTACGATGGCAAAGTTTGGAAATACATTCCAAAAAATACTGACAAGAACATCTTGTTCTGGAATGTCGGCAAAGAGCCAGTGCTGAACGATCCTACGATCTACGAACGCGTAAATAGTTACCGCGATTGGCCAAAAAATGATGTACAATATAGAACACTTGATATATAAGGGATAATATGAAAACTCTTATTACATCTCCATTCACACCCGTATCTTCCAACATCCACTCGCATCGAGCTGCGCAAGCTGCCATCTATGCAGAACAAATTTCTGTAGAGAATGGCGGACTGGTTCATCTCGATCGAACTGGTGATATTCATCACGACATCAATTCGTTTGATAGCATCTATGTGTATCATGGCAACGATTGGTTCGGTTCTTTGAATCTCTTCGGTGGTATGAAAAATTACGGGAATATCGACAACCTAATTCGATTCTCCAAAATTGATAAAACCAAAAAAGTCTATTCCCTTTGGATCGATCATCCAAAGTACAGCGAGATGCTCGAGCCTCGCCTGAACGGTGACATTCATCCTGACTGGCACAAGGTCGACTGGGAAAACTTGAAATATATCGAAAACACTGCCTGGACGGTCCGAGAAATCGAGGTTGTGAATCGTGCTGTGGCAGGTGATAGTCATGCCATCTGCATGTACCGTCCAGGTTGGTTCGTCAATTCTGTTCCTTTCAAGACTCTACATGGTGCACTCAAAGAAGGTCTACAAACTTTCATCGAACCTCGTCATGAGATTGCCGAATTCTACTTTGGTAATATCGATGTACGCCACCATCTCTGTCGTCAGCCTGATCCTGAAGCGGCTACTCGAGATTTGGCGAATAGATACTACACCGCTCTCTCACAGTTGGATCTTGCCAAGGTCTATGCATACGAGCTACTTCCTATCGAAAACGAATCTCGCGTTCTTCCTAAGACTGGTTACTACAAAGGTACTCCGTTCTATGGTTCATGGGAAGATCGCAACAGGTGTCGTCTGATCTTCAAGGAAGAGATGAGAAAGTTGTGTGCTCAAGGCAGTGTCAACTTTATCGAGTGGGTTGATCCGCTTCTGAATGACAGAGGCGAGCTAGACTTTGAATGCATGGAAAAGCCAAAGTCTGTGCACCTCTCGCGTAATTCATATCCGCATTGGCAAGGTCGCAAGTGGAGCGGCCTGCCAGAAAATAAACCTGCAACACTTGAGGACTTTTTTACATAATGAAAAAAATTGAGTATAAATACAATGAAGGCGAATCACTCAAAGAAATTCAGTCTTACGTTGATGCTACGTACGAACAGCATTATTCCCGAAATAAATTTCAAGCCACAGAATTCATCATTGATGCTGGTCACGGAACCGGTTTCAATATCGGGAATATGATGAAGTATACTCAACGATACGGCCGCAAAGGCGATCCTGCCGAATGGCGGAAAGATCTGATGAAGGTCATCCACTACGCAATTATGCAACTCCACGTCCATGACACTGAAAATAAGGATTAATTATGGGTATTGAAATTAATGTTCCAATGGAAGAGCTACGCAAGCGCAAGCTCTTTATTGCCGCACCAATGTA